CCCCTGCGTCTACTGTTGGGATTATATCAAGTCCATAGAATATATCAGAATTGGCTGTAGCAGTAAGAGTTGGAGCAAGTTTTATACCCGCCCCATATAAGGCAGAAGAATTAATGTTATTGACCATTTGTATTCCCATGTTTACTGCCGACGCGTTTCCTATTCCTAAATAACCGTCCACGCTTACTTGAAATACTGTGTCTGATCCTTTTTTAGCAAGAACTAAATTATTAGCAACTGTTGTAAGAAGCAAAGTTTGCCCATTGCCAGCAGTACCTGCTTGCTCGAAGCAACCCGCGATACCATCAGCATGATCGTTTTCACCGTAAATGGCTCCTGTTGCCGAAGTAGCGTCTGTTGTATTTCCCTCTCCAGAATTTTTTACTCTAATTCCCCAAGCGATAACAGAACCAGAACTAACAGAACCCACTATATGAATACCACCACCAGTTCCCGCTCCTAAATTAATTGCATAAGTAGGCGTATTTGTAGCCATTGTCAGTGCATAATCACTATAAGTACCACTTAACTGAAGACCATAAGTCCAACTTCCCAACATTCTAATACCTGTCGCAATAGTAGCCACTGTTCCACTATTGGTTATTTCTAACCCTCTTACTACTGTTCCTGCATTGGTGTTATTTATACTTAATTTCAAGGCGTTCAAAGTATCTGCTCCCGCTCCTGCACTACCATCAGCCAAAGAAATATTTACACCCTTTACACTAGAACCCGTTGTGTATGTTTTTTCGTATATGTATATACCTTGTTGTACTGTTTGGTTAGTTACACCAGAGTCGTTTGTGTTTACATAGATACCGTATGTCCAAGGACCACCAACATTTATTGCTGCGTTTCCGTAAATTGTTGTGGAAAGATTTTGTATCTGTAGCCCAGTAGTATTGTTTCTTAAGGTAAGAGTAGATATTTTAGGATCAACACTTATGTTCTGACCAGTCATGCTATTGTTAGCATTTGTTTCGTTAGTTAGAGTTACTGAGAAACCAACAGAAGCTGCACTATTTTGTGTATTTGTGAAATCAAAGTTAGCCCCAGTAAAGGATGATTCTGCAGAAGTATAATCTAAAATTAATAATCCTTTATGATAAATTGTTCCTGCCTCTCCGTAAAAAGCATAATTATTTGCAGCACCCGTTCCTCCTGCTGAATGAGCATAGAACGCAATGTTATCCCCAAATAGTCTAACGTTGTTTGTTGTTCCTGCTACAGCTACTGAGTTTCCTGTTGCTGTAGTAGTATAGGCATTTACTTGCGCCCAAACACCGTAAGCATTTTTAGTACCCACCGCTTGTGCATAACCAACAACAGCTCTTCCTTCACGTGTTGCATCTGATTTAGCGTTTCCTAATACAGCAATATTCTGGTCATCAGAAAATACGCTGTGGTCTTGCATGAACGCCCCAACGCAACGAGGATAATCACTAGGCACTGTTGTTAATAATCCAACCGAGATTTTACCGCTTTCTAATTCAACGGTATCTCCTACTGTTGCAGGACTCAAAACTGTTCCAGTTCGTAACCAGAGATCTTCAAAAATAAGCTCTTCAAAATCCGCGTCCACAAGACCGCCAGGAGTGTACCCTGTTTTTAGTTTGTAATATTTGTCTGTACCAGAAACATATACCATCATTCCCACCTCGCACCGAGCTGAGTAGATAGCGTTTCTAGCTGTGTTGTCAACAACTGTCCGTAGTCCCCCTTTACCATAACCAGCTTCGTGTGAAGCTTGATTATCTAAATCATCAAAAGGTACTACAGGAGCACCAACATTTATTCCCGAAATTGCTCCCATATTATTATGTGTTTAATTATTAATTATTCGTATACAACCAAGACATCTGCATCTTGATCTACTACCTCAACGTATAGTCCGATGCTAAAAGGTAGCCCCCAGAAGTTTACTTCTGTTGATGTTCCGTCTGTTTTAGCTTTCAAGTTACCACTCGCCCATATTAGCGTACCAGCATTTGAAAGACCGTCATACACATTTACATCTGCATTATCTACGACAGCACTTATCTGCATACCTTTCAAAGTACCCGCTCCTACATTGATACCTGATATATCAGTCATATAATTTAGTAAAGGTTATTTATAATATCTGCCATTCTAGACCTGCTCCATTGTAATTATTGTTAGTCTTTAGAATGATATAATTTGAAGTGTATCCTGAAGCGTTGGTTAGACTTACTACTGTTTCTGTGTAATCTGAGAAAGTAAAACCACCGAACTTCGTAGAAGCGGGAGATCCCCAAGACTGTGGATAAACTATATATAAGTAATTTGGAGGTGTTCCAGCAGAAGCGTCAAATGTTTTTGTGGTTGCTCTACTAGTTCCAAATTGGTCATTTTGTGGTTCAAGAATACTCATTACATCTGCTCCTGAAGCAATAACTGCATTACTAATTCCCCAATACCTTTTTGCTTGAAAGCTAACTGTTGTGCTTCCTGCTAATACTGTACTGTCATCTCCTACTCCTGCAAAGGTAAAGGTCTGTGAAGATGTTAGTCCTGCGGATGCTACAGCAATAGTTCTTAAAGCGACTGTAATTGGATTTGTCCAAGAAGCCCCTACTATTGGAGTAATATTTTGCGATGTTGGGTTAGCTGAATCACGATTAAAAGCCCAATTCAAATTAAATGAATTGAGTGTTGCTCCTAATTCTTGTGTTCCTGCGTCATTGGTAAAAGAAGAGATAGCTTGGCTTTCTACTATTAAGGATTCAGGTATTGCTGTTACTTTCGTAAGAACATTACCTAATTTTTTAACTAGATCACCATCGGCAACTGTTCCATCAAATAGTGTCCCCCAGCTAACATCTGCGATTTTTAACCATTGAGTTGCTCTAGGTCCTGTTGTTCCTACGCAAACATACATCGCTGGAAAAGTCATTCCATCGTCTTGTACTATTCTGGCATCATTAATAGAATTACCTGTTATAGGTAATAAGTCGTAAGTAGCGACTGGGTCTTTCCAGTTTACTGCTCCACTTACCATTGTGTACAATTCGTCAAGAGAAACTTTTACATTGCTACCAACGCCTGCTTTACTGTATAGAATTTCTTGTGCCTTGTGTTTATAAGGATGTTGTCCCTGATGAACAACCTGAGTTTTAGTTCCCATATACTGTTACAAAGTTATTAATTACATTAAAGTATAATACTTTATGAGGGTTCGAACCTCTTACAGCCTTATGAGAGAGAAGTTACTAATGAATATTAGCGAAGCCTTGTGCTTACACTATATCCCAAGCAGTTCCGCCCCAATTGGAGTTTTCCCATGCTTCTTTTTGAACAACAGCACCTACGCCACTAATTGTGTTATATTCAAATCTTTGTCTTAGACAAGCTACGCCACTTACTGTATTAGCAGGAGCATAGTAAATATCAGTGATATTACCACTAACGTCTGCGACAAAATACTTTTTTACTTTTGGTTGATTTTTATCTTTCATTAGATCAGCAATACTCGCTGAGCTAAAACCTTTTATATCTATCATATGAATGTAGTATGTCTTCATGCAGAGTATTACCTTAGACGTGTAATACTGCCCTTAGACAAGTTTATATGTTACTTATTATATTAAGCCTTATTAGTTCTTGCTGACTATATTATACCTTATTCTATACACCTTCGCAAAACAATTCTCCGAAGAGTAATTTTGAAGATGTATAGGTAAGATGCAATATCTTAGAATATCTCAGTAAAATAGTTTAATCTTGCTATTATCCAAGGTTTATTATTATCGTAAGTTTCTGACATAGCCTCAACAATTTCTTCAACAGCATTAGGAGCACTTATAGTGCTGTAGTCCCAATCTATGTCTCCAAAATCTGCTTCTATATTAACATACCAAAAATTCAAGCCATCGTCTGGTGTACCACCATCGTCAAGCCCAGAAACACGTCCTAGTAGCTCTAGTGATGTGCCACTTCCAAACATTCTTGGAATTGGTAGCATTGGTCGTTTTGTTCCAAATTTTGGAGCAGGACCTATGCCAACCATGTTACCAGCAACTGTGTATGCAGGTAGTATAACCCTGTCTACATCAAAGAAAGGTTGTTTTCCTATTAGAATACCTGAAATGCTGTCTACATTAGGATAGGTAAAGTCTTCTTCGATTTTTCTACCTCCCCAATTTCTTCCGTAAACAGTAACAATACCGCTAACAACATCAGACACTACAGCAAGACATCTAGGCATATCTAGTTCTGAAATAACTAAATCCGCCTGTTCTATTTCAGTACTAATTCCCGACAGTACTGTTAAGGGCAAAACACCACTAATAGTATCTTTTTGAAAAGTTACTACAGTGTCTTGAACGGGGAAACCTCCCTCAAAGGTATCAACAGAATATCCTTTCTTAATTGCACCTAATACTTGTGATAATCTTTTTTTAATCATAATTTACTATTAGGGTATTAATTAGAATATTTCTGTATCGTAGAAAAGTTTGAATGAGTCTTCGTCTACAAGAGCTACATCTAAAAGAATAGTTCCGTTTTCTGCGTCTATTGTTGGACTTGCGGGACTTTCTGTAAATTCTGAATCTCCTGAAGCCTTGATTTCAATTCCTAAAACATTTGTAAGGTTTTTGATAGGTCGTTTCAATCCCATCTTATCAGAGAAACCAACTGAAATTTCATCACCAGCGCCTACCAATACAGGTAGATCAATCTTATCAACGTATTTAAATGGTTTGTCTCCTAAAATTGTTCCGATACCTGAAGCAATAATAACTTCATCAATTTTTCTTCCTGCCCAATCTCTACCTAAGATACTTACTGAACCATAAACAGAAGCTTGATTACCAGTAACTGATAATCCTCTAAATTCTCCTGTAGCTGGATCGCTAATACCTGCTGTAATTTCTTGAGCGGCTGCTGTTAAGGCAGTGGACGCTAAAATACCGTCTGCATCTGCACTACCGTATTCTCTATTATATTGTGCTACTGGAAACCCGCCTTGAAGTGTATCAACAGCGTAACCTTTTCCAATTGCTCCCAAAACTTGGGATAATCTTCGTTTTAACATAAATTTGAGATAAAGGGATACGTTATAAGCCTCTCTAAATAACCTACAACTTAATACCCTGTAATTAATTAATCTTTCCGATCAGGGCGTATTTTACTACGCCCTATTGACCAGAAATATATGAATGCAATAAATGCGTTTAGGCAATTCTTACATTTTGTACTACAGCTTGGAATTCTTCAGCTCTACATACTAACACAGTACACTCAGTAACCATGAAGTTAATAGCAGCACCAGTTCTGTCCAACATTGATTTACCTAATGGATAAAGATCCTCAAGGTAAAGTACATCATTCCCGCGAGCTTTTTCTGTTACGATATAAATATCTGAAACAGTGTTCCCTGCATATGTAGCACTATCATCAGCGATAGCAAATGTAGGTATAATTGGAAGCTTACCAATCATTGTTTGGATAAATCCAACCTGTACACCAGATGAAACTTGGTTAGTTTGATCAAGATTTACTCTTACATCACCAGCCAATGATTCATTGATAGCCTTTTGCATACCCCATGAAACGTAAATAGCTGTTGGTCTTACCCCATAGTTATTTACTAGGTTAGCAACTTCTGTTTCGATCAACTCTGTTCTAAATCCTAGAGCGTCGTTTCCATCATCAGTAATATTTGTAGTGATATATGATGCTAATCCATCAAATTGCAAAGGAGATCCTGTTGCATCACCGTTCAAGATTAAATTTTCTTCATCTTGAATAACTTCTCTAATAGCTACTTCTGTCAATTCTGCTTCAACGTCTACAAAACTTCTACCAGCCGCTAACATTTTATCTGTAACAGATTTCTTAGCACCTAATTCTTTGTAGATAGCACTTCTTCTAGCATAAGTTGTAGCAGACTCAGTTGGAGTTCCGCCTTCAGCAAATGGTGAAGCACCTACTCCCATAGCAGTCAACACATTCCATGATGCTGCTAATCCAGCACCAGATTTTCTCATCAATCTATCTCTAACAGGAGTTTCTTTTTCTGTTAGACGATTGATAAAACCTGATAAATTTTCTCTAACTAGAGTTAATGTTGCAGGGTTAGTGTATGCAGGAGTAGACACTGTCTTTTTAACATCTTCTAATGTTTTCTCGATGTTTAGATCTTTAGACATATCTTTTTCTTAAAACTTTATTAATTATTTTTGCTTACTTACTAGGCTTGTTCTTTTTTAGCTTTAGCGTAAGCGTCTGTAAATGATAATCCGTCATCTTGGTATTTATTTACCACTGATTCTAGATCGCTTTCTTTGTTTACCTCGCTACTAGAAAATGTTTTTTCTAATACTTGGTAAGCTTTTACAGATTTTCGAGTAGTAACATACTCACCAATCTGTTCTAGGCTCTTTGAAACACCTTCAATGATTGTTGATAAATCATTGACTTTTTTCTCTACGATTGCCATTTTTTCAAATTTAGCTTCTAAAGTGACAAAAGATTTTTGTAGAGTGTCGAAAGATTTATCAAATTTCTTTGATACTTCTTCTTCAACAATATTATCATCGGCAGGAGCTTCTTCTTCAGGAGCTTCCTCTACTACTTCTTCAGTAGCAGGAGCTTCTTCAGTAGAGTCATCAGCATCTTCGGCTGGTGCTTCTGCTTCGTCTGATTCTTTATCACCATCAACAGGTACTTCCTCGTCAGCAATTTCTTCAGTGGATTCATCTGAAGCTTCTTCCTCAGATTCTTCAACAGCGTCTTCAACAACCTCTTCGTCATCTTTGTCTTCCTCAACAACTTCCTCATCAGTTTCTTCTTTTTCAATCGCTTCTTCTGCTGGCGCTTCTTCTTCCACTTTTTCTTCGTCCTTTTTTTCTTCTGGTTGTGTTTCGTCTGCCTTTGGTTCTTCAGCAGGAGTTTCTTCCACCTTAACTTCTTCTACCAATTCTTCCTCTTTTAAGGTTTCTTCTTCCTCATGCTTTTTTACGTTATTAGGCATAATTTCTTTAATTAAATTATTATTTAGTAGATATTCATAGCCTTTTGATAACTTCAAAACTTTACCGTAAGATAAAGCCTCTTTGTCAACGCTAGGAACATCTCCTTCCGCTTTCTGAAGATAGTTATAGCACTTCTCCATAATAGCGATTTGTTCAGTAGAAAAATCTACTTGGTTTTTATTATCCGACTTTTTTGTTGCACTCTTTTCGGGAGTTTTCAACATAGAAAGTTCTTTTAAGTGATAATAAAGATGGTTGATAGCAATGGAATAGTCTTTTGGTTTGAAATATCCCCTGCCACCAAATAAGCTCTTTAAGGCGTAAGCAACGAACTCTTGGTTCAATGTAAAGTCACCATTGTGGTGAGGCATTACTTTGCTTCTGTCTGATAAGATGATAAATGATTCCTCTGGTAATTTTTCTACAAAATTCCAGTCATCTAACCCAGCGGGTATAGACATATCTTCTGGAATGTCTACTTGGTCTAAAAACTTAGATACCTCAATGATAGTTTGCATATCCTGAGGGCTCAAAGAAATAGAACCGCAAGAATCAAATTCATCACAGGCAACTTCGTAATCTTTTGCTAACTCGTCTTGAGTAAAAGATTTCTGAACAACCTCTACTGCTCCTTGTAGGATTTCCTCAAAGGAAAGAGATTTTTTTGCTTCTGTTGTTTCGTTTGATAATTCCATAAATTGGTCCGTAGAAATTGGTTGCATATTCTTGTATATGGTCATCAATTTCTGCGCTTGAGTTGTATATTTAATCTTCTTATCGGCAGATTTTGAAAGATTTTGCCAGTCTACAGACTTCCCTAATGAAAGTGAAGCGTTGTAGTTTGCTGGGTTACCTACTACGGATATTTCCTCTAAGAGAACATCCTTGTAAGTTCTTATATTCTTTCCAAGCTCTTTACTATATTCGTAAATAGCATCTGCTACTCTACCACCTACAGATAAAGCCATTTCTTTACCCTTACTTAAAAAGATTTCTATGTCTTTTCCAAGTGAGAGATTAGTGTCGATTTCTCCTTTAACCTGCAACTTATTGTCTTTGGTTAAGGTAGCTTCAGTCCATTTCCCCACTTCAGTATAGAAACGATTGTCGTGTTCTACTCTGATAGGAATATTTCCCTCACTAACACTTTGCTCCATCTGTGCTAATGCTGAACGATCAAATCGTTCCTCATCTTTGTCAATGGTATCATCGCTGGCAACACCCTCTACTATGAGTATGCCTGCTGCGCCTTTTTTTGCCTTCTGAATTGGTATAGTAATTTTGAACATACCGATAAACTTAGTGTTACGAAGGTTAATTAAAGGTAATTGTTAATTGTGTGAATCTATAAGAAAGATGTGACCAATGAAGCTCATTCTAATTAAAGCATCAAAAAAAGCCGACTAATGCTATACAATAATAATAATATTTGGAATAATATTACTCGAATTATTTTGATGTATAATCTGTTAGTCGGCTCTCTAGGAGTCTCAGGCTGATTAAGCCTAATTTTGATATTAAATTGTCAAGAACGATCTACTTTTAATGGTCTATTTCAAATGTGTTAATTATATTAATACTTACTTTAATACTTTTATAGTTTTATTGTACCATATTATAATATGTACCGCAAACTTATCCACCTATTCCCCGCGAGAATAGTCTACCTGCCCCATTTTGCTCTATCGGTTACCACGTGTTTACTGGGCTTTTCTTTTATCTGTCTTGTATTGTATTTGTGGATTTCTTTACAATAATGGCATTTTACTTCTAATACTCCGAAACCCATTATCATCATAAGCATTCTGCCACAGTTCTTGTTCTTGCAGACAATGTTTGAGGCATATGTCTGAAAGTCTTTTCCTCTTAATCCAATATTTGGATCAGGACGACCTGTGTAATTGATTCTTCTGCATTTGGAACAAATAACTTCAGCTTCCATGTTGATAGTAGCTGTGAATAATAGGTGGTTACAATTTTGACATCTATGTTCTTTCATATTAATTAATGTTTTTAATTACGTTAGAATAATGTTTGTTATTCTAATTTTAATTTTAATTGATATACGCCTTCAGGTGATAGATTGGCATTTGCTTCTCCCCAAATATTATCTTTGCTGGATTCTGATTTAGTGCGGCTTAATCTCTGATAATAGTTCCCTATTTCTTTATCAGAACCCACTAAACTTTCTCCACCAGCCCAAACAGCATTTGGATTACAACAACTACCCGATGCTCCAATTTCCCTATCCATTGGCGTATACTTTTTACTAGCACTCTCAGCTAACCCAGTAGAACATAAACAATCTGAAAATACTTTTGATTCAAAATAGCTCACTTCACACTCACAATTTGGGTGTAAAGGAGCAAACTGAACATCTCCTAGCCCACTCTCGAACTTTTGATTAATGTTTCTTTCCGCCCCATCTAACTCCATACAGAACGGACAAGTCCTTGGTCCCAACGCCGACCAGACCTTTTTCTTAATGCCATTTACTCTGGCAGTTTCGTGCTTCATGTATTCGTACGCCTGTAATCCTTCTGTCCTTGCAATAAGCTCTGAACGAGCCTTACTCATCTTCATTCCTACTCTTCTAAGAGAATCTATGAACTGTGCCTTTGACATTGGTTTCCCTAAGCCAGTGACTATTGCACGCCTCAATCTCTCTCGTGTTGTCTTGTCAATTTGTTTGATTGTAGAATTTACTCTTTGCCTTATATACTCTTTGTAGGTTTGTTTAGATAATCTGAACTTAACATCTCCAACAATGCCAGGAATATTGTCGATTATTGACTGTCCGCCTTGGTTAGCAGAGAAATTAAGGAAACCCTCAAAACTGCCCTCTATGTTATTATAATTTCTTAATGAGGAATATACCAATATAGTTCCTAAACTCGTTGCTACGGACGATACTATAGCAGATTCGGGTATCTCTATAGGACTTGCTACGAATACTCCGTCATCTCTAAATTCTCCCTCTAAAACCTCATCGTCTAGGTAATTATAATCTGATAACGCTTTATGCACACATTCTCCTTCATGATCGCAGACATGTTTCTTTTTCTTTTTAGATTTAGGCTGTACTATTTTGCCTTGGTAGATAGAAAACAAATTACTAACCTCAGGAGAGTATATAATGTCTAACCATTGCTCGGTAAATGCCTTTTTCAAATCTTTTATAAAGGTCTTTACTCTCGATGTATTCAATAAGTTCTCTAAATTAATATTAGGTCGGTAGGCATCTCCTGCGTTATATTTTAATACTTCTTTTTTCATAGGTATAATTTAGGTATAAAATAAGTATAATTATACCTATTTATTTAGAGGTCTGTAATATTTACTTTTTGTCTTCTCTGCTTCTTGATTAAGATATTGTGCCGCCGCATCTGCTTCACTATCATCTGCTACTGGTTTTTCTTCTGGCTTAACATAATCTGTAGAGTCATACCCGTCTCTTGCCCTGATCTCATCAGGTGTTTGAACACCAGATTCAATTCTAATCTTATCTATTTCAGCCTGCTCTTTCTGCTCTGATAGTTCTTCTGCTTCTTCAAATTTGAATTCAATATTATCATAACCCTCTGATTTTATAATTTCTCTATTGAAATATTCTTCAAATAATCTTTTAATTGATCGAACACCCCTGGCTTTTGAGATAGAAGCCTGCTCTGAAGCAGTTGCCCTATTCAAATCCTGTGTGATGTTAGCATCTATACCAGTCAATCCAAATGAAGCTAATTTAATTCTTGATAGCCAATCAGTATACTCGATGTATTGCATGTCTTTATTGTTGCTACCAAATTGTTGGAACTTCTTGTCGCTTGAGTTACCCCAGACGAATTTCATCTTTCTAGGATTGTTTATTACTGTAGAGTCCCAATTACTAATAAACTGTCTTGCTTGGTCATCCCCCATATCACCTAAATCAATCATACCGGGTGGTATATTGTTTTCTGAAAAGGCTTTGACATTATATAAGTCAGCTTGAAAAGAAGCTTGGACTACTAAAAGTATTGATTCTATAGGAGATAAGCCATAACCAAAAGAAGTAATATCGTTCTGTGGATTTTGCATTAAATACATCATTTCGTCTGCTTCAAATTCAGCGACTACTTTGTCGTTTATATATTGTTTATACGCTGGCTCTCCTAGCTCACCATATTGATTATAAACAGGTCGAATGGTTGCACCATCAACTGAATTTAATCCTACAATAAGACCTTCTGGGTTCATTACCTTCTCAATTGAACCTGCGTCTAATACTAAAATGTCTTCTATAACTCTGTCTAATAGAGTTCTCATGTTTTCATTATTTCTATTTTGAACTGTGAATAAATCGGTTAGATAGTCTATTCCTGCTTGGTCGTATTCTTTTGTTGAATCTATAGGACCAACAGACCAATGACTTTGACTTACTGATTTCTTAATAACTGTAATACAGATCCTAGTTAGGGCATCGTATTTTGCCACATCTCTAAGGGTCTGAAAACTCACATTACTTGGTTTTTTTAATCCAGCGGTAGGGTCTACACCTACTGTACTTAGATAACGATTTTCCTTATCCAAAGCAATTGCCTTGAACTCAGACTGGACATCGGCTTTTGTGAATAAGCCTGCTTTATTCAAAATGCCACTTGCAATTTTTGAAATGAAATTATTAGCCATACTTTATTAGTGGATTTACGATTTCACGACCACATATTATTCTTAATTTAGATTTTATTACTCATTAGCCTAAACCCCAACTAGTGAGGCTTAGAAAATAAATATAATTACGGTTTTTGTACTATTTCTCCTTGGTTAGGGGGTGGTAATTCGGTTTTTTTAAACAATTCTACTTCGCTAGTTTTCTTTGTGTAATCTAACCAATCCCATTGTTTTCCTAACTCTATTCTTTGAGGAAAAAATATTCCTCCAGTAGTACTCATAACAAAAGCATCTATGCAAATGTCTGAATGTACTTTCATAATAATTGCGGGAGACTCCGTTTGGGGATATCTACCGTCAGCACTTCCTGGGTGAAGATATTTTATTACCCTACCCATTGTTGGTTTTAATTTTGGCATACGTTTTTTTGTATTTAATTAATTATTTTTTTGCATTGTCGTCTTGCTTCCAGAACCATGTTCCATCTTTTTTCAAAACAATAACTTTAATTTTGCCTTTCTTATCCGTTAAGTACATATGAATCTCATTACCGCTCTTCTGTTGCTTAACAAAAATCTCATCATAATTCATTATTTCGTAGAGTGACTTTAGAAGCTGTGAAAATTCAATCTCCATATAGTTATTTTATACCTTTATATTATACCTTATTAAGTATGTAATGTGAAATTATTTTTTAATGGGATATTTTTTTATTATATCTACCAGGACCTTTATTGCTCTTTGAGTTCTTTATTAAATCTGAAGACGATTGGATCTTACCACCACCCACGCCGAACACCATTCTAATACCGTTAGCTTCGCAATGGGCATATTCAGGAATATCGTTCTCATCTTTTCGGTCTCCTCCATTAGCAAATATATCTGGTTGAACCATTCTTAATCCTGTTACTACGTGGTCTTCTTTTTTATTCTGAATAATATAAACATCGTCTACACAAGCAAAGCCACGTATAATCTCAGCACGCTCGTCTTGTGTCATAAATGCTTTGCCTTTTTTTCTTTTTAGCCAAGCATCATTATTCAGGATAACCACTAATTTGTCTCCTAGCAATCTAGCTTGCTGAAACATTCTTAGATGTCCTATATGAACAGGATCAAACCCTCCTGATACTGCCACTATCCTATTGGCAGTTAATAATGTTTCTTTAGTTTCTTTGGTATCTTTTTCTTTGTCGTGTTGCCGTATTATGCTTGCTATTACCCCCTGTAGGTATACTACCCCACCATGTATTTTTTTTGCCATACTTCTTTATATTTAATTCTTAATAGTTTGGTTGCGGAGGCAGGATTTGAACCTGCATATCAAGGATATGAGCCTTGCTAGTTACCATTACTATACCCCGCCTTATCTCCCAACATAAAATAGGTTTTCTTAACTCTACTCGTGTCGTCAGCACTAATTTTTGAATCCGCGATCAAGTTATTATAGCTTGATACAGACCCGACGATAACAATGGGATAACACTGAAATACTACTTATTTAAGGTTGGGAGATTCAGTTTATGCTAGTAACAATATGTTAGTAGACATACAACCGACTGATTTAATAAGTAATATCCATAATTATTTGCTCAGGGCAAGGAGTTACCTCGATTACTTGTTCCCCGAACCAAAGGAGATAGTCTCAAGAAAGTATGTTCTATCGGTTAGGATTAAACACCTTTCTATCCTTAAATTCCTCTTTTTTTCCATTGTTCCATCGGCTTGTAGGACTAAGATATCCTACTACGCGAGAATACACCTCGCACCGCTGTCGCTTCAATTCTTGTGCTGCCATAATTTGAGCCGTTAATTGTTAAACGCCCAATTCAGGCTACTAACCTAAACCAGACACAATGTCTTTCTCTATTGTACAATACAAAGTCGTGGATAGCATAGTAGGATAAAACAAAATCCTCATGTGCCAGCCAAAAACGAGCGCTAAGGCAAAAAAACCTATATGCTATCTACGACTTCGTACTCAACAAGCATGGTATTGAATATGAAACATTCTAGAACCTATTAATTTTATAAAAAACAAAAAGAGTCTAATTAAAAACTCTCCACTTCTTTTCTGTATATTCCCACTTATATAATAAACTATCTGAACCTAGCCCTATAATATCATTGAGATACCTCTGCTCCCTAGAGAAGGATTTTCCACCAAGTAAAAAACTAATTATTTTTACTTTATCTGGTTTCAATGCTATCTGGTCTACAATGGCTTCGGTATGTTCTGCTTTGTCTTTTGTTTTGTTCATATGTTAATGAGTTATTCTTATTTATACTATATCATTATTTAATCAATTGTCAAAACCCTGTGCTAAATCTCTGTACTAATATAGGCAATTATTTTTTTTTGGAAATGGGGCAAGCAAGTGTACCTGCCCCAAATAGATAATGTGATCACCTCCTCTCGTCTTTCGCTTTACGCCAATTATTTGCTGTCATAGCGACTCCTTTCGGATTGAACCAAACTTCATACAGATATTCTAGAATTTCGTCTGGCGTAAGATTTTGAAAAAGGGTGTGATATTTCTCGTGTAAGCATACAGGAACTCTCTTTATATTACCGTCATATACTCCGCCCTGCTCGAAGGTATAATGTGATGGTTGGAAAGCTTCCTGTTCGATCTCTTTTTCTTCTTAGTGCGTCCTTTCCTATTTTTGTTACCCACTGTTCCCCGCTTTCTGTTAGAACTGCCTAAGGGTAAATACTCCTTTCTACAGGGTAGTTTCTGATTCAGGTATACTGCTTTCCATTACGGT